AATAAAGATAGTCTTGGTACTAGAACTTTATTAGCAGGAGCAGGAGTTAATAGTATTTCTATTAGTGGCTCAGGTGTATTTACAGATTCACCTGCAGAAATAGCAGTAAGAACTGCTTTTCAAGCACAACAAAATACAACCAACGGTTCATCAGCACAAACAGCGGCTTTTACAACATTTGAATTTGCTATACCTGATTTGGGAACATATACAGGTGCATTTCAGATTACTTCATTGGAATTTGCAGGTGAATATAATGGTGAAGCTACTTACTCAATGTCTTTTGAGTCAGCAGGTTACGTTACGTTTGCATAATGCTTAAAGAAGTAAAAGTAAAAGTAGGTGATGAGGTAATAAAAGGAGCTTTATACAAAGGTCAATTACTCATAGCTAATGTTATAGAAGTTGGTGAATCTATTAATGTTGATGGTAAAGAAATAAAAGTTTTATCATCAACTCTTGATACAAGAGATAATTTATTAACCATAAATCTTGCAAAGGCAAGTAAACCTAAAAAGGAGAAAAAGTCAGATGACAAACAAACTAAAGGGTGAAACCACTATAAATTTAGCAGGTAAGGACTATAAAACTAGACTTACTATAGACGCGATAATCCAAATAGAAGATTCTTGTGATTGTGGAATAATAAAATTAGCTACAAAAATGTCTGAAGCTGATATAAGAATGTCAGAGGTAATCCATGTATTATTACCTGCCCTAAGAGGTGGTGGTAATGATTTTCAAAGAAAAGATGTAGTAAAAATAGTTCAAGATGCAGGAATAGTACAAGCAACAGCCGCAGTTGCTAACTTGATTGCAAAATCTCTAACTGATGATTCACAGGAAGAAGCAGACGAGGGAAAGCAAGAAAAGGGGGATTAACTAGTGATTCCCTACCCATCAAACGATACTTTTCTATTTGTGTTGGCATGATGGGTATGTCTCCTAAGGATTTTTGGCAATCTAGCCCTAAAGAAATCTATATGGCTATTGATGGCTTTACAGAATTTAATGGTGGTTCAGAAGATAAAGATAAGCCTATGACCAGTGATCGTCTTAGCGAACTAATGGAGTTATATCCTGATGAGTAAACCTATAGATGAACTAGTAATTCAGATTAGAGCCGATACTAAAAAGCTACAAAAAGATTTAGATCAAATTAAAGGAAAGCTAAACACCACAGGTGCTGTAGGTGGTGCGGCTTTTGGTGCAGTAGGTGGTGCATCAGGTGCTTTAGCAGGAAGCCTGAAAAAACTTGCCGGACCGGCGGCGATAGGTGCTGTTTTACTTGGCATAAAAGAATTAGGTACATTTGCCGCTAGATCAGGAATGGAATTTGAAGATTTAAAAGATTCTCTTGATACAGTTTTTGGTTCAGTAGAAGCAGGTGATAAACAATTTGATAGAATTCTAAGATTTTCCCAAACAACACCTTTCCAAATAGATACAGTTACTAAAGCATTTATTGGTTTAGGTTCAGTTGGTATAGAACCAACCACTAGAATGATGCAGACATTTGCTGATGCCGCTTCCGTTGCAGTAGATCAACAGGGTGCTTTTGAAGCGATGATAAGGGTTGTCCAAAGAGCAGAAGCAGGTGCGTTAGGTTTAGTTGAATTAAATATGTTAGCCGATAGAGGTATTGACGTATTTAAAGGTCTTAAAGAAGAACTAGGTCTATCTAGAATGGAATTAACTGCATTTGGTCAGACAACAGGTGGCGCACAGGTTATCGTTGAGGGATTAGTAAATGTATTAGAAAAGCAATTTGGTGGAGCTATGGTTGCCAAAATGGACAACTTATCTGTGTCTGTTTCAAATATGGGAATTGCTTTTAAGACATTAGGTAATGAAGTTTTTGAAAGTGGCTTAGGATTAATGCTTAAAGGCTTTGTTAATACAACTACTGATTTAATAAATAAACTATCTATAGTAATAGCAAAATCTAGAGGTGCAGGAATAGGCATACAGTTAGAAACACCAACTATTACTACTGATATGGATTTTGATGAAATGCAATCTGAAAGAGCAAAAGTCGCAAGAGCCAATATTAAAAAAATTAGAGAAGAACAAGATGTTTTAAGAAAATTAACAGAGAAACAAAGAACTTTTTTTGATGATGCAATGCATAAATTTGTAGAATCCAAATCTGTGACTATGACAGGTGCAATGGGTAAACAGTTGATTAAGATGTTTACTGATACAGGTTTAAGTGCTGAAGAAGCAAGAGCTTTGATTATTAATCTTAATAAAGCCTTAGCAGACGAATCTAATGCTTTAATGGAAGCATCAAAAAGTCAAAAGCAATTAACAAAAGAGCAAAAAGAAGCGTTTCTAAATGAAAGTAAAAGAATACAAGTATTTGGAATGTTGGAAAAAGCTATACTTGACAATAAAGGCACAACTGATTTATTTGCTAATGCACAAACACAATTAACAGAAATATTTAAGGAAAATAGTGATTTTCTTACATCAAATGGTATTGAAGACCATATAGCTCTAGGTGTTGCACTCAAAGAATTGGGAATAGAACTAAATGACACTACCAAAGATGTAAAAGAACTTACTGTTGAAGAACAAAAACTTGTTGATGCTTTTTCTTTTGTAAGAAGTAAAGTTGCATCAACTATAACTGAAACAGATAAATATACTTTTGCTAATGAAAATTTAGCTTTAATTTTAGAGAAAAATAAAGATGAATTAGCTGTTTTAGGAATTACATCTCTACCACAGCTAAGAAAAGCACTTACTGATGCTAAAAATGATACAGATGGATTGACAGTAGCACAACAACAGATGAAAAATGGCTTTTCTTTTGTAAGCAGTCAAATAGCTTCACTTGTAACTGAAACAGATAAATATACTTTTGCTAATGAAAATTTAAATGAAATATTTAATGAAAATAAACAAGCTTTTGAAGTTTTAGGTTATACATCAGCACCACAACTCAGAAATGCACTAGAAGATGTAAAAAATGCAACAGAAGATGTATCAGATGTTTTAGGAGATGAGCTAAAACAGGCTGTAATTAACACTTCTAATTCATTTACTACAGATTTTGTGAATAGCTTGTTGGATGGTCAAAACGGACTAGAAAGCTTTAAATCATTTGCTAGAAGCATGGTCTCACAGATCATAGCTATATTTATGCAGTTGGCTGTAGTAAATAAGATTATTAATAGTATTTTTGGTTTAACAGGTGATGATGCTTTAAATACAATTGATTTGTTTGGAGGTGGAAAACCTAAATTTGATACTGGTAGTTGGGATGGCAGTATGGGTGGAGGTAATTTTTTAGGAGGTGCAGGTGGTGGTGCTATGTTTAGTGGTCAACCAAGACTTGTTGGTGAAAGAGGTGCAGAAATATTTGTACCTCACACTAATGGAACACTGCTAAATAATATGAACAGTAAAAATGCTACAGGTAGTGGTACACCAGTAAACATATATCAAACTATAAGCTTTGCTACAGGCATAGTTCCAACTGTAAGGGCAGAGGTTACAAAGATGATGCCACAGATAGCAGATGTAACTAAAGCGGCAGTACAAGAGTCAGCAATGCGTGGTGGTAACTTTAGAAGGAGTCTAGTCGGTGGGTAAATTAGTAACAATGCCAAACACTCCTAACTTTGTTAGAAGTAACTTTAAATTAGTGAGAACTATAGGAACTGTAGCTTCTCCATATACAGGTAAGATAAGAACACAAGAATATGACGGTGTATTTTGGGAAGCAGTCGTAAGCCTTCCACCTATGCGAAGAGATGTAGCTAAAAATTGGCAATCTTTTCTTCTAGAGTGTAATGGGATGGTAAATCAGTTCAAATTTGCAGACCCTGATGCCTTACTGAATCAAGGCACATACAATGCAGATGATTTAAAAGCAAAAAACAGAATTAATCAAACAGCAAATATAGAATTAGATTTTTCATCAGCAAATACTATAACAGCACCTAGCAACACAACGCCTTTTGCAAATGCTTTAGTTGGTGATTTTATTTCTGTAACAGGTTCACAATATCCTGAAAATAATGGAACACATAAGATAATTGCTAAAGCAAATTCATATACCATTACAGTTCAACCTGAAAATACAATAAACCTTACTACTGATGCAGATAGACCTGCATGTACTATAAAATCTAATCAAAAGGGTTCTACAGGTTTAAATTTAGCCTCAAGTAGTAATAGTGCTACAGGTACTATTAAAAAAGGTGATTACTTACAAATTACAGCTAGTTCTACAACAGGTGCTAATCCTGTGCAATATGTAATGGTCACAGAAGATGCAACACTTAATGTTATTGCAGGTGCAGACACTTATGGAGTCAAAATACAGCCTAAGTTAAGAACTGCTATTACAGAGAATCATCTTGTAAGGTTTGCATCACCAAAAGGTATGTTTAGATTAACAACTAAAGATGTAGATTGGGATGCAGACAATATATCTAACTATGGAATGTCTTTTTCATGTATTGAGGTAGTTTAAATGTCAAATAGAGGTGGTATAGATAGTGATATCGTCAAATATCTTGAAGCTGATCACCAAGTTCTATTTTTAGCAGTAAAAGCTGAATTTGATACAGATACTTTATATGTTTGGAGTGGTGATTATGATATTTCTATTAATGGTAATACCTATACTGGTGCAGGTACTCTTTTAAGTATATCAAATATAGAAGATACCCTAGAATTAAAATCAAGTGGTTTATCTGTTTCACTAGCAGGTATGGATGCTACAGTATTAGATTTAGCACTTACCGAAAACTATCAAAATAGATTTATAACTGTATATCTTGGCTACCTTTCAGGAGGTACAGACACCGTTGCAGGGACTATGACGCTATTTAAAGGGCGTATGCAATCAATGACTATTAATGATGACCCTAATGGCTCTACAATTAGCGTAGATGCAGAAAATAGGCTTATAGACTTACAAAGACCATCTAACCTTAGATATACCAAAGAATCACAACAATTTATAAGCGATGGCGATACTTGCTTTGATAGAGTGCAGTCTTTACAGGATAAAGAAATTATATGGGGAAGATCATCATCTAATTCAGGTGGAATGGGTGGTAATAGTGGTAATGGTAGTGATAAGCCACCAACGAAAATAAGATAATGATAGTAAAAAAAACAGATTGGCAAATATTATTTGACGAATTTATTGAAACCAATATGTTTAAAGGTTTTGAATGGGGAACATGGGACTGCTGTAAGTTTTCTAATGCTTGTATAAAAGCTATTACAGGAGAAGATTTAATACCCAAAGAGCTTACATGGACTAATGAAGAAGAAGCCATAAAATCTATTAAAGAATATGGTGGGACACTCTCTAAAAGTATAGCCAAAGCATGTAAGATTAAAGGAGTTGTAGAAATAGATAAAGCATTTATGCAAAAGGGTGATCTAGTGGTATATAAAGAAGAATCAGAGTTAGTAGGTATTACAGATGGTTGTAAAGTAATAACACCTACAGATGATAAGTTAGCCTGTAAGCAAAATGTAGACATAATATCTGTATGGAGAATATCTAATGTCTAAGGCAGTTGAAACAGCAGTAAAAATATTTGTTATAACTTTTACACTTGGTATGGCTTTAACAGTTTTACCATTTATAAATTTCACTGCTGTTGCTATGGCAGAATTTGCCACATTATCTGCTATTGGTACTTTAGTAGGTGGTCTTTTATCAAAAGGAATAGATGCAACTAGAGAAAATTTTGGCACAAAAGTAGCTACAAGATCAGCCACGAATCCAAGACAAATAATTTATGGTAAAGCTAGAGTTGGTGGAACAATAACGCATATAGAAACATCAGGAACAGATAAATATAAATTATCTATGATTGTTGTATTGGCAGGTCACGAAGTAGAAAGTTTAGAAGAATTTTTAATAAATGATGAAGTTCTAACTACAACATCAAATGGTGGCTTTGAATATGCTACAAATAATAAATTCACCAATAGTGACAACGATAATAAATTCAGTGTACAGAATTCTTTGCTTAGATATGTATTTTTGGATGGCTCACAAACTACAGCAAACAATAATGTTATTTCTAATACATCTTTAGGTAATACAGATAAATTTATAGGTATATCTTATGTATTTGTTGAAATGGTCTTTGATTCAGAAGCCTTTGGTGGTGGTATACCACCTATGTCTTTTGTAGTTAAAGGTAAAAAGGTTTTTGACCCAAGAGATAGTTCTACAGCTTGGTCAGACAATCCTGCTCTATGTGTAAGAGATTATATAACCGATACAACCTATGGTCTTAAAGCTACATCTAGTGAAGTCAATGACACTACAGCCTTAGGTGGTTTTCAAGTTGCGGCTAATACTTGTGAAGGTAATCAACCTATTACAACAGCTACTGTAAGTGGTGCTGTAAGTAGTTCTCTAATAGTTGATCTTGCTATAGCAGATACAGTAACCCTTATTGATGTTGGTCAAAAAGTAACAGGTACAGGTATATCAGGCAATGTATATGTACTAAAAAGAACTAACTTACAACTTACCCTTACTGCAAATGTAAGTTTATCTAATAATACAACGCTAACCTTTACAGAAATGGCATATACAGCTAATGGTATAACTAATATGTCAGCAGATGGTGGTGGTGTAATAGAAGGCTTATTAAGTTCTTGTGCAGGTAAATTATCTTATATAGATGGTAAATTTGTTATGTTTGCAGGTGCGAATGTAACTCCTGATATGACGATTACAGATGATAACCTTTTAGCACCTATAACCATACAAACAGCACAATCAAGTGGAGAGACATTTAACAGCGTAAAGGCTGTATATGTTGATGCAAATAATAACTATGTAGCTACAGATTCGCCTTTATATGAAGATAGCACTCTTTTAGCAAACGACACCCCTAGTGGTGAATCATCAGCTAACTATAAAAAGTCATTAGAAATACAATTACCTTTTACAGATACCACTACGATGGCACAAAGGCTACAAAGAACAGCCTTATTACATACACGAAAAAAAACAAGTTTATCTGTAAGTTGCAATATTGCTTTTATGCAATTACAACCATTTGATTGGGTTTACCTAACAAATGAAAGATTAGGCTATACCAACAAAACATTTGAAGTTTTAAGCACAAATTTAGAAGTTATAGATCAAGATGGTGTTCCAGTTTTAGCTACAAGGCTTGATCTTAAAGAGATTGATTCTTCTGTGTATAACTTTGCATCTAGTAGTTATACAAACCCGTTAGACGAAGGCTCAAGCGTTTCTACAGGTAGTTTTGCAGTATCTCCACCTACAAGTTTAGCTGTAGCAACCACATTAGAGATCACAGGTTATGATCTTAATGTTTCATGGACTAATAATCCTGATGATCTTGTTCAGGGTACAGAAGTATTTTATGGAACTACATCAGGTACTTATATTGGTTCTTTTATAGTAGGTAAAAGCACAGCAAAAGAATCTATCAATGGTGTTAAAGCAAGTACAACTTATTATGTTGCAGTTAGACATTTTTCATCAAACAACGTATTTAGTGCCTTAACATCAGAAGTAAGTGTCACTACAGGCTCTGCACCCATATCATATTCAACAGGTGGTGGTAATGTAGGTACTTCTGATACTTTAAATATACTTGGTGCAAATTTAGTTCTTAATAAATTTAAAAGCACAGGTGGTGGTGAAGATAACGAAAATTACACTTTTCTAACAAGTGGTAATGGTGCTATAGGTGGTGTTACAAGTTTTCAAAATTCAGATACAGAAAGGTATCAATTATTTTTTGGTGAATACATTGGTGGAGATTGGACAAATCAATTTTTGACTATTGATGCTGATTGGGGTTTAGCTAAAGGTGGTGCTGATGGTAACAGCACAGGTATAGCAAAACTTGTATTAAAGGGTAGAGCAACAGATAGTTCCATAGGAACACCTATAGAACAAACAATGGCTACCTTTGAAGTTAAAAATGGTGATGGGGTTTATGCTAATCCTTTTGTAACTTTAGCAAATACAACAATTACAGGCTCAACTACAACACCAATAGTAGAGGTATCACAAGGCTCAGCACCATCTACTACTACTAACAAACTTTATAACGTAGGTGGTTCTTTATATTGGAACGGTGCAGTAGTAGATACAGGTGCAGGAGATATTACAGGTGTAACTATAAATACATCAGGTGGTAGTTTAACAGGTGGTGCTTCTTTTGCTTCAGGTAATGCTACTTTTACACTAGATATAGGAACTACAGTAAGAGGTTCTAAAACATTTGATGATGATGTTGTTGTACAAGGTGATCTTACAGTTGAAGGCACA